AGACGAGGTTCATGACTTTAGATAGTGGTGGCCAGTCAGCTAGGTCGAGCTGTACTAACTTATCAAAAATGTCACTCCTTTTCGGTAGAAAAGGGTTCACCTCTAGTCTCATCCGGTCAAGGAATGCTTGAACTTCGTTGGTAAACTTCCAACAACCATGGCCGAAGCAAGATAGTTGCAGAGCCCTCGCTCGTGAAGCGAAATCGTCGATGGATCGATCTGGTGTTGAAGGAAGGAGTAACTGCGCTTTCAACTTTCCGTACGAGGCCAAGGGATAGCCTTGGGGACTCATTCGGTAGCCTAGGAAAGACACATATTCGCCCTGTTCGGTTTTCGTCTCTGATAGTTCGAACCCAAATTTTTCTCTCGCAAGCCGTGCCAAAGCCGTAAGCTCGATTTTCTTCATAATATTGGCTAGACAGTCGTCTCCCAAAACAAAGAAGGCTGATAGATTTAAGCCGTAAGGCGTTAGCAAATATATGCAAACGATGGTGTTGCATATGCTGTCTATCAGATTAGTGAAGTAGGAGCCGGATGGTACTCCTTGCTTCTTCACTACTACGCGCCCATCAGGTAGTTTGACGGGGGTGTTGATGAAATACTTAACTATGCGGTCCCATAGTCGAGGCAATGTGTCGGGGTCGGTTGGTTTCCCCCACTCAGCATAAGCCTGAAAGTTCAGTTGGTCTTTCAGGATCTCAAATGCGTCGCGTATCAACCACGCAGGTACGAAAGCGTCAAAGCTAGTCCAATCAAGGCCAAGCCAATGTCCGGTCTTTCGGCGTGATCGTAGTTCACGGAGATGTCCGCGCGCGTATTTCACCCAGAGTGCGTAGGTACGCTCTTGGTGTTTGTATGCATTGATGAGAGGCTGGGCAAACATGCCTTCTGCGAATGTCATATGGGCAGGGTAAACCCAAATGAGTCGAGACTTAGGTCGAGGTGCGACCATTGGTTTCAGGACCGCATTGCACGGGGTAGTGCACTTGCTATAAATGCCGTACTTCAAGTTGTGAACG